CAAAAACGCTATCCCCTTGGTTGATTACATAAAGCTCAAAATACACTTTACCAACCCGAGGAATAGCAATCGACCGCACACCAGTGTCATCTGCCACGTCTCCCAGAAGCGCGTCTCTATTGCTTGCTCCAGCCACAACCGTATTAACAGAATCCAAAGGATTCCATTCTGCAGGGGCTCCTAACCCACCAGCAGCTAGCTGCAAGTCCCAGATAGCTTGGCCCCATTCAATACCTTTGGCTTGTGGTATTGTGTCGCCACCAGCAACATTACCATATCGCAAAAAGAATTCATCTATCTCACCGTCAAACTGACCAAGAGTGAATCCCCCCAGATTAAGGTTGGGGAATCGTGTCGGAGAATAAGCGGCGGCGACCGAACCGGAGCCGGGGATTCCAGCAACATTGTATCGAACAGCAGCACCAGAAAAAGCTGCACCAGTATCTTGGTATTGAACCCAAAAACTGATATTAGCCCGAACTCCAGCAACAACAAGACCGGCACCAGTAGTTGCGACCGAAACATCCGCGTAACGGAAGGTAACGGAGCCATCTGTGTTAATTACTATATTGAACCTTGTAGGGTCAGCACTGTTCAGTACGGTGATGGGTGCTGCTAAGGAGTCAACCAGAACCCACATTGAAAGCCAAAGTGTCTCAAGCGTGTTGCCATCTGGATTCCATGATATGGGTATAGAGTTAGGTACGGACAAACTTTCCAGATCATCCATAACAAGGCTCCCCGCGTCATCCGTGTAGTCGACTATAGGTAAGCCTTGAACATTTGTTGTTGACGCAAGCCCTAGATTCGACTGCGAAACCGAATCAAATAGCGCTGTACCTGAGTTCTCATTAAGCCGATACCATGCATCAGGATCGATATCAGCTCTGAGTAGAGCATACGCACTCGGCGCTGGTGGCTTGCTTGCTGTGATGCCGGGGATTAACATTACGCAGCCTCTAGGTTACCGAACAATGTCCATTCCGTAGCAGACACTTTTAGTGCGGTTGCTACTGCGAACTGACCAGTAAGTTTCAATGTCAGTGCCGCCTCAACATTAAGTGTGTCACTTGTTATCCCGACCGTAACCTGACCGGCACCAAGCTGCATAAAGTTGAGCTGGGTCCCGACTGGATATGCCACCGAAGCATTAGCAGGGATCGTCATCGCGATAGCTGCTGCATTGTTTAGTGTGATCATCTTCTCAGCGTCACTCAGAACTGCGGTATAGGTTACCCCTACCTGTGGGTTGAGCGCTATCGGTCCTGCTGATGCAGTGCCACTACTGTACAAGAATGATACTGATGTCTTGTTGTTGTTGGCTATCGCGTCACCGCCGTTCACAAGCGTTACCGGGACACGGAACCAGCTACCTTCATCAGTAACAGCTGACGCTACTTCCCATACAGCAAAGTCAGCAGCATCTGCTTGGTCCTGAACATAAATCTGGTTCCCTACGGATAGCGAATTGAGGAAATTCAGCGCATCGATCCCGTTGTCAGTTGTCTGCGAAATGAATATCTCAGTGACTGACCCCAAGGTCGCGTTGTTGAACCGGATTTGTCCTGCTGTGGGCGCGACTGCTACGCTGGTGCTGAATCTATACGCGCCAGTGATTGTGCCACCACCTTGCCCATTCAGTGCGACTCCGTCCCAATACAGATCACCACCTTCGTTGTACATTTTGTTGGTAGTGACAAGTGGGGCGACTATGTTGTCAGGAATGACAATGGCACCTCTGGATGATCCCGGTTCAGCTGCGCCCGGGGCCAGAAGAATATCACCACCAGAGCCAGAGACTGAGCCACCATCGGCACCTCTCAGAGCGATCTGCCCACCGTTACCTACGGTCCCAAGTGGGGAACCACCATAAGCGACAACCTGACCACCGGCATATGCTCCTGAGGTGTTACCACCAACTAGCCTGACAGAACCGCCACTATAGGCAGCGTTACCACCGTAGATATTGGTCCCACCACCGTAGTTGCCGGGGGCAGAAGAATCACCAGCCCTGATATTTACAGTTTGGCCCAGCACATCGGATGCACCGCGAATATCGAAACCACCAGTGACTAAATCCGCAGTCAGGGGGTTGCTAACACCGCCACCGCCACCGCCAGCTGCCCATACCAGATTTCTCGCACCGCCAGAGAGTGTGTCTGTTGTCAGAACTTCCCCAGCACCGCTTGGTGGTGCCGCAGGGAGCCTTAGAACATATGCCGCTGGTACGTTATCCGGTGCTCGTATACCAATAAAGTTGTCTTTAATTCGTTCGCTATTAAGGCCCAAAGTAGTGTTGCTTTGCAGACCTTCAAATGCCAGAACTCCTGTTCGCTCATCACCACCGTAGTTGCCAAGTGCTCCAGCATAAAGACTAGCCCTTATGACAACCATGCCATAGGCAGGGCTTTCGAGTCCTTCTGAGCCACCCGGTTCGAGCCAAATGTCACCGGGAAAATCATAGGCTTCACCAGCTTTAAGATGGATTCTTCCAGCAATAGATGTACCAGCTTGGGCATATGAATCACCACCTTTAATGACGATGGACCCGCCCCAAGCTTCTGCCGCGTTGACTACATTACCACCCGTTAAATCAATCCCGCCACCGTATCCGCTGGGGGTTGCGTTAACTGAATCCAGTAAGGAACCACCTGTCAGAGTTATGCCACCGCCTTTACCGGGGCCTGTTGAATCGGTTAAATGGTTACCACCTACCAGATTAATCCCACTGGCTTGCGACTCGTCGTTATTGTAATTTGTGGAGCCAGCGATAATATCGATGTCGTTTGTGTCTTCGCTATTAGCAACGGAAAAGATAGTGAACCCGTTGATATCAAGACTGCCACCGAGCTGTGGTGTTAAGTCGTCAACAACAGCAGCTAAGCCACCGCCACCGGCAGATATGTAGGGCAGCAATGTCCATACGCTGACACCATCACCGATCTTCTCTTGGCCGGTGTCTGTCTCGAAGCCCTTCTCACCATCTGCGAGTATAGGGTTGACCGCGCTCCAATTTGCTGCGATGTCGCGTCTTGTCTGTATGATGTCAGCCATTATGCTGATCCTCCGTCAATATTCTGGGATGCTAGATAAACACTCGAAGCGTTGCCACCGTCGATATTTGAGCCTTGGCGAAATTCATCCAAAGCGCCTTTATTTATTCGGTTTTCTACCCGGGCCCCAGCGTCAAAAGCTTGCGGCGTAGAACCATCCTGCCCACGTTCTACTGTCAAGACGTTACCAACAGCATTGGTTACCTTCAGCACTTCGAATTTTGTTAGGGCTAAATCTTCAATGACTAGATAGTAAAACTCGTCTGGTGTGTTCAGGGTGGGGTATGACGATGCGTTTACAACAGCAATGCCTAGACCCCCTATGGATAATGTGGAAGCTAGAAAGCTAGTCCCCTTATTAGAAAACTGGATTGGAGTACCCATTAGTAAGTCCCTGCGTCCACAAATTCTTCGAAAAATCCTGCCGTAGCCCTGAGTTCTATTCGGGAACCCATATCATAGGATTGTGCAATAGTGCCTTCTTGCCCACGGACACAAGTGAGAACATCACCGACACGCTCGACCATGTGGACTACTTCTTTTATTCCAGAAATATCCTCGATGACTAACACTGAGTACTCAGCACCAACTATAGGGGTAGGGAAAAACTGACCTTCCCCAACGTCTAGCTGTATTAGAGTGTCACTGCCCAATATACTGGAAAGCAAAGTGCCAGAAGCAAAATTGTTAAACAAAACTTCCATTATATTTCCTCGCAGATAAAAATAATTTCATCTTGCCATGTTTGGCCTTCAGTCGTTGTCACTGTAATGTCAGCCTGATAATCGTTAGCATCGAGCCCACCTTGGGTTGTCAAGATGACTTTTTTCAGGTCAACAGTCAGCTCACCCGTTACTGAAAACGCTGGTACTGTTACGACATCAATAGCAATACTAGCGATAGTCGCTAATAGGTTTGGGTCTGGCAACCGTGCTGAGTAGTCAACAGTAAACTTCCGCACTTCGGCTGGTTGGACTCTGAATCTATCTAGCAGCATTGTTGCGGCTCCTTACTACATTTCTGGAACCCGGGAAGTTCGACAGTCGAGCATTCGTAGAACCCGGGGACACAAGTATAATTGTCATGTGCTGGCACAATAACGCACTCGCCGACCTCAGCAACTTCATTGGGAGGTAAATAGCACGTGCCTGCCGCAATTGGCGAGCACCCTGCAATTGGCTTCGACGCAATACTCATAATTTATATGAATGACTCACCCACACGTTGTTTTGCAAAATCAGGAAACGTCCACCCTGCTTGAGGGGAGAACTTAGCAGAGGTAATAGCTCTGCTACGCTTGATGTGATTGCGAAAAGACCTACCATGTATGATCGCTTGCTGTTGGTTGGTCCATGGCTTGGATATCATAGACATACAGCGTGCACAGGTCCCATCAATGACAGCGTCCCTCCAGTGCGTCCTGAAGATATCAGGCAGCTTACAAGTAGATTCAGTAGGGATGACTGATAGATCAAATAAATACCGCTTGGACCAATCCCTGTTTGGAGTAGGCGCTAGCTGAACCGTTCCCGGCCCCACCATAAGGAATGCGCGAGGCTCGGTGGAAAACTGCTCATATAGTGGATACTCTGGAGCTGGTAGCAGTATTTTCCGCACGTTAGAGTTGCCTTGAAATGTACACCGATGGACATAACCCACCCGCGCGCTCTGGAACAAAGGGTCCAGATAAATAGTTGGGTTATTTGCTTTACTGCTCATAGGTCCGAACAGTTCGGTCCACGCGCGACCGTCTTCGCAAAACTGGCGCACTGCTGCAAAAATTTCCTGCATCAGCAATTCCTCGGTGATGCCGGGGAGTCGGGTCATAATCTCGGGTAAAAAATCTGCTAGTTTAGTGCTCATTATCCAACACTCCCGGGCTGCGTATTGTTGTTGCCAAACGCTCTAAGCAACAGTGCTGCGCGAGAATCAACAGTATACTCGTCGTCTTTGAGTTCAGCGTAACCACTTATGAAATAAATGAGGCTTTGGTAAAACATGGGGTTTATTGGGATGACCATCGCTAGATCAAGCGGGACATCTGCATATTGGGGGAGTTCTTCGCCTACGCCTAAATAAGAAAGCCACGCATCTGGGCGCAGCCTTTTCAGTTCGTAAAGCCCACTGTTCAGTGCGACTAACAGGTCATCTACAGAGTTGCGGTAAGGGATTACCTCATCTTGTAAAATATACCGAGCATTACTCAGTATCTGCTCAACCGTCTTCGCCATCCGTTTCTATCCCCGCAAGCAATTCGTCGAGTTCTTCAGCAGAATCTGCGACCATTGGTTTCGTCGGGGCTTTGGCAGCTTTTTTCTTCACAGCTTTTTTAGCTGGAGCGTCAGGGGTACTGTCTGGCTTGGATTGTGGCTTATTCAAATCCAGCCAAGCTTCTTCAACTTTCGGGTTCCTCGCCATAGCAGCGTTCCACCCAAAGATTGCACCTGTCGTCTTATGCCGTAGCACTTTTCGTTTAGCCATTATCTCTCTCGTAAAAAAAGAGGTGGGACCATCATAGCCCCACCCCTAGATTACTTCAACTACTTAGCCTTTGGTAGCTACGAGAGCAACGATGGCAGTACCATCAGTTACCTTGTAACCATACACCTGAAGACCACGCATGATGGTGCCGAAAGTGCGTTCTGCACGAATCGTTTCCATCTTGGTCAGCTGGCTGGCAAACGTCAGACCATGACTGTGACCGGCAAATATGGTGGTTTCAACACCAGATACAGGCAACAGGTTGGACGCGTAAAGCGTGAAGCGGTCGATCATGCCCAGACGACCGTTGCGAAGCATAGTCATACCGTCACCAGTAAGAGATGCGTCACGCAGTTCGCTTGACTTGATCATCGTAGCGGCCCATGCCGGGAGAATCAACCAACGCCCCTGTTCGGGGATGTTAGCCTCATCGAGGACTTGGCCCATGCGAAGTAAGACATCGACGATGTCGAAAGTCGCAAGATTGTCGCCACCTTTCGGAACTACGACTACGGGGTTAGCCGCGATACCGAGATTCAGATTGGCAGAAATCCGACCAGCGGTCAGACCTTGGTTACCGGAGTTACCAACGGTGCCGTTCGGGTAGTTGATGATAACGTCAGCTGCAATGTTGCCCAGCACGTCAGTATCAATTGCGATCTTCATCTGCTCGGAAGCATCGTCAGACCACATACCCAGAAGATTCAGGTCAGCCTGAGTCTCCATAACGTCATCGACGATAGCGGCAAAGTACTTACCTTTGTCGATCAGCAGGTCGACGAGGTTTGAGCTGGGGCGCTCAACGTCGATGTCTTGATCGGCTTCATAATCGTTGATGGTCAGAGTTGGCTTGGTGCGGATATGGACGGTGTCGCCCTGATTCGCAATCTCACCAGCGTAATCGGTATTCGCGATAGCAGCGAGGACCGTGGCATCGTAGAACTTCTCGATGAGCTTTCCCGACCACAGAGCCGGGATGAAAATGCCCGTATACGCGGGGGCGGCGACAGGGCCAGTTCCACCGGGATAGGGGGTTGCGCTTACTGGATACATAACAATATCTCCTAATTAAGTTTTATTGCCCGACCAAGATTCTGCCTTGGTTCATGGCATTCTGGATTTCACGTTCAGTCGCATCGTATTCCTCTTTGCGACCTTTAAAGAGACCCTTACGGGCATCCTCGTAGAAAGAACCAATTTCTGATTCTCTCCATAAACGACCAGTTTCGTTGATATTGTCAGCCCCACCACCAGAACCTGATCCCGGTGATGCTAGCGAAGCCAAGTCCACTTTAGGGGTAGGTTTTGGAACCTCCACCTGAGGTGTGTCTGTCTCTGCTGCGGGTTGTAAAGCTGCGTTCTCACTCAAAAAGCCTTTAAAAAATTGAACGACCCTCGCGGTATCATTCGCCCCAAACGCCTTTGTTAGCATCTGGCTTCGCGGTAATCCCGCGTACACGTCTTCTTGGTCAAGCCATAAAAGAAAGTCAGGGTGTGTATTAACCTGCTTCCAGTTCGGGACTTGATCAGCTAGACCTGCATATAATTTTTCCTTACTCGTTTTCACCTGAGTCTGACCAACATGATTTACCGTGGCCTTCAGGTCAGCGTTCTCATTGCGTAAGGCGGTTAATTCACCCTGCACCGCTTCAACTGCAGCACGCTTCATAACATCGATTAATTCTGGACCATAGTCCTTAATCTCATCTTCTGTCAAGGTGCTTGCTGCTGCGGCCTCAACAGTAGATTCGGGCTCCGCGTTTTCTCGCGCTGTCCGCAAACCTGCGAGCAAACCTTCTAACTGGCCTACTCGTCCTGAGAGGTCAACAACATTCTGCTTCTCTCGGTTATACATACCCTGTAGGGTTTTGTACTTATGCTCCCAATTGTCAGCCTCTGGTATTTCCGTTGGCGCAACTGGCTCTGCGGGGTCAGCAACAAGTACCTCTGCAGTTTCTGGCTGTTCAGCCTCGAAGGATAGATTCTTGTCGTTGCTTGGCTTTCCTTCTTCAGTAGCATCTGCTGCTGGTTCATCACCAACAACTTGCAACTCT